TACTTAGACAAACGCTTAACAACGCCTATCTACAAAACAATGCTAGAACAGTAGTTGTTGACGGACAAGCAAATATTGATGATCTTTTAAATTCAAGAGCTGGTGGAATTGTTAGGGTTAAATCTCCTAATGCTGTCACACCTCTCCAAGCTCCAAACTTTATGCAAGAAGGTCTTGCTATGATTGGTAAGATTGATGAAATTAGAGAAGCCAGATCAGGTGTATCAAAAGTTCAAATGGGATTAGATTCTCATACTATTAACAAATCTCATACTACAGCTACGAGTGCTAATGTAATGATGAACGCTTCTACTCAAAGAATAGAGTTATACGCAAGAAACTTTAGTGAAGGTATTAAAAGAATGTTTCAAGGTATCTTGACTCAAGTCTGTAAGTATCAAGATCAAGAACGCATTATACAATTAAGAGGAAAGTTTATTCCTATGAATCCTAGAGAATGGGTAAATAGATATAACGCTACAGTACAAGTTGGTATTGGTGCAGGTTCACAAGATCAAAAATTAGAAGTTTTAAGTAGAGTTCTTTCAGTACAAGAAAAACTTATTGGTGCAGGTGGAATGGGTATTGTTGATCCTCAAAAGATTTACAACACATTAGAAAGATATTTAGAAAATGCTGGATATAAAGATGCTAGTCAGTTTTTTAATAACCCTGCTAATACTCCTCCTCCTCAACCTAAACCACCACAACCTGATCCTGCTATTGAATTAGCTAAAGCTGATTTACAAAGACAACAAAAAAAAGATCAAGCAGACATAGAACTTAAAACAATGAAATTAGAACTAGATCAACAAAAATTAGCCTCAACTTTAATTAAAGAAGATGATGCTAAAGATCTTCAAAAAGAAAAATTAGCAACACAAATATTACAACAAGGAATGAATAAAAATGGTTAGTCCAAATACACCAAGTAGCTCACAAACAATTATAGATAATTTTTTATCAGGTAATTACCAAACTACAGATTCAACAAATCCTTATCTTGTACCTGTTACACCTTATACTCCTCCTGCTGATCCAACTATTCCTGATTGTGGAGCATTATATCCTAATGAAAATAGAATTTATGATCCTTTAAGTAGTTCTTGTGTAATCGTTCCTGAAGAAGAAATATCTAATAATAATGATAATAATAGAACTCCTTTTGTAAAAAATATAACTGATGGAGTTATAGATGGTTATGAAAGAGTATTATCTGATAGTCCTATAGGAATGAATGGTGCTTTAAATTCTATGGAAATGATGGAATTAGAAAATAGATTTGGACCAGAAATGGCATCTCAAATGGGATTAATGAATCAAGAATATTTAGGTAGGGGAATACAATATAATCCTATAACTGGAAAATATATAGCAGCTTCTCCAAATGTTAGTCAATTTGCTGGAGACATAAAAAGAGGTTTTGGTGATATATTTGGTGGACTTAAAAATTTTGCTACACAAGGTGGTCTTTTAGGAATGTTGTTAGGTTCAAAACAATCTCCAGAAATTAAACCTAATTATTATACAGAAGATTATGTACCTTCAAGATTAAGAAAAGATCCTTTTATTCCACCTGTAATTACTAACGATAATATTGCACAACAAAATATTGATGATGTATTAAAATCTGATAACAATGATAATAAAAATAATATTACAGTTAATAATAGTAAATCACAAGGATCACCTACACAAAGAAATAAACCTAAAAATACTTACACAAGAAAATATAATCAAAGCAAACAAGGTAATCCATTTGAAAGAAATGCTTAATGTCTGAACAGGATATTAAAAGAAGCGATCAATCTAAAAGAATACTTGAAGATGAAATATTTATAGAAGCAGTACAAAAAATTCGATCCGATTTAAATCAAGAATGGTTAAACAGCGATCTAAAAAATTCAGAACAAAGAGAAAACATTTTCGTTATGAGGAGAATGTTAGAACTTGTTGTGATGCAACTACAATCAGTCATGGAGACTGGTAAAATCATAAAAAAATAGGAGAAATAAATGGCAGAACAACCAGCAATGGAATCTGCAACAGAAACTCAAAATGAATCTGTTGTACCAACGCCCAAGCCTCTAAATACACATGGAGAGGTAGCTAATGCCCTGAACAACTTACTTAGTACAGAAGCCTCTAAGACTCAGGAAATAGCAAGTGAAGAATCAACAAAAGAAGTAAGCGACTCGGAAACGAATATCGAAGATGCTTTTGATGATGACGAACTTATAGATCAAGTTGAAGAAGAAGAAACATCTAATAGTAATGAGGAACTTTATAAACTAACTGTCAATGGACAGGAAGTGGAAGTCACCCTTGATGAACTTAGAAAAGGTTATTCTCGTCAACAGGATTACACTCAGAAAACCGAAAAACTATCGCAAGATAGAAAAAGTGTAGATCAATTAAAAAATGATTTTACTAGGCAATCTGAGGAGGCAAAAATCAAACGAGATCAATACGAGAAACAACTTCAAGTATTATCAGAACAATTAAAAGCTAGTGAACAAAAAGTAGATTTAGACAGTCTTTATGAAGATGATCCTGCTCAGTATGTAAAAGTAAAAGCAGAACAAGATCGTCAAAAAGAATTGTTAAATTCTGCTAATAAAGAACAAGAAAGAATCAAAGCTGAAAAACAAGAAGAATATAATAGAACATATTCTAATTATCTTGAACAGCAAAGAGAACTTCTTGTTCAAAAATTACCGATCTATGCAAATAAAGAAAAAGGTCCTGAGTTTGTTAAAAACTTAACTAATTTCGCTAAAGAAATTGGATATTCAGACCAAGAAATATCTCAACTTGTAGATCATAGAGCAGTTATGATGTTAGCTAATGCTTATCGTTACGATAAGTTAAAAAAAGCTAATCTTAGTAATAAGAAAGTAACGAAAGTCTCTAAGGTAGTAAGTTCTTCTGGCTATAAAGTTCAAGATGATAGTGATGTTGCGAAGCGTATGAACTTAAAAAAAGCAACTCTCAAGAAAACAGGAAAGGTACAAGATGCAGTTTCTATTCTTGAGCAGATGTATTCTCAATAACATATAGAAAAGGACTAAAATGGCACAACCAACTAATACATACGATTCGTATGATGGTGTGAACTCTATAAGAGAAGATTTAGCTGATGTAATTTTTAATATTTCACCAACTGAAACTCCTTTTATGAGCAACGCATCAAAAGGCACAGCAACAAATACTCTACACGAATGGCAAACAGATAGTTTAGCTGATGTAGCAGTAAACGCACAAATTGAAGGTGATGATTATACAGGTCAAGCAAGATCTGCAACTTCAAGACTCACCAACTATACTCAAATCTCATCAAAGTCTGTAACAATTTCTGGTACAGATGATGCTGTAGATAACGCAGGTATGGGTACTCAAATGGCTTATCAACTAGCCAAGATGGGTAAAGAAATCAAGCGTGATATGGAAAATGCTATGATTGGCATTGAACAAGCTAAAGTTGCTGGTGATGCTTCAACTGCTCGTAAGAGTGCATCAGTAGGAACATGGTACGGACCAGCTTCAGGAATTAATAACTATTCCAAGAATGGTTCACCTTCTGCTGTTCCAGTAGGAACAGGTGCTACAGCTATTGCAGGTGGTACTAACAGAACTTACACAGAAGCATTATTAACAGCAGGACTTTTACAAGCCTTCACTTTAGGTGGAGAGCCTGATACTGTTTTAATGTCTCCAAGTCATAAGCAGTCAGCTTCAGCTTTTGCTGGGGTTGCAACAAAGTACAAAGACGCTAGTGATAAAGTATCTATCGGAACTACTGATATTTATGTATCAGATTTCGGAGAAGTGGCTTTTGTTCCTGATCGTTTCCAAAACGCAAACAGAGTAGATATCCTTCAAATGGATATGTGGAGTGTGGACTTTCTAAGACCATTCCAAACAACTGATCTTGCTAAAACTGGTGACTCAGACAAGAAACTACTATTAGCAGAATGGACTTTAACAGCTAAAGCTCCTAACGCTAACTATGGTATCTTTAACTTAACTGCATAATTCATAAGCAGAATAAAGGACTGGGAGGGTTTTCATGCCCTCCCTTTTTTAAATCAACACAGGAGTAACAAATGGGAATATTTACAAATAAAAAACATACATCAGGTTTGTATAAAAGAGTTTCTGATTCAATTAAAGCTGATCCTATGGTTAGCAAAAATAGTAAAAAGAAACAATCTTCACAAACATCAATGGGCGATAGAAAATACGATCCAATGCTTAAAATAAGTGGAAATCAAGGACTTCAAGTTAAAGGTACTATTGACATGATGATAGCAAAAGCAATCAAGTAACATGGCAAAAAAATTCTCTCTTAATGATCCTAATGATGGATCAGTAGTCAAAACCAATCTAATTGTAGATGAAGTAGAGAATAAATTTCATATTGAAAACTATCAAGATGATGCATCTATCAAAGAAATTATAGACGCTAATAAAGTAGCACGAAATGAGGGTGCTTATAAATCTGAAATTATGAAACATGAAGCTGGATATCGTGTAGCTAGACTTCCAAACATTCTTGTTCATCAATTAGCTAAACGAGGAATTATGACTTATGGAGGAAAGGTTTTAGATAAACCAAGATTTTTCAAATG